GATACAAAGAAAATCGCTCCAAAAATAAAAAAAGCATCGCATCTTGGATTGTTCGCTCTCACCCAGCAAGTGGTGAAGGACAGCAATCTCTATGTGCCGATGGACACCGGAAACCTTATGAAAAGTAGTTTACGAGCTTCACGTTTCAGTGATGGGAAAGCGGTATGGGATACGCCGTATGCTCGCCGGCTATATTACAACCCACAATTCCATTTTTCGAAAGATGTCAATCCAAGAGCTCAGGGGCTTTGGTTCGAAAAGGCAAAGTCGGTCCATAAAAAAGATTGGGCGAAGATAGCCGAAAAGGCGGTGAAGAATAAGCTATGAGCAATCTCAATGATGAAATCGACTTTTTAGAACGCTTGGTCATTGATGTTCTGGACAAGCAAGGCTATTATGCGACCGTCGTTAGTCCAATGCTCGCAAGCGGCAATAGCATAGCGGTCATGCCCATGCCGGCAAGTGACTATGACTATTATTATGACGGTTCATATCGTCAAAACTATGCTTTTCAGGTCATGACCAAACATGAAAACCAACTCACCGCCTACCATACACTTTTGGATATTGCCCGACTCTTGAAAGGCATCGATAATATCCCGAGTGCAAACGGGTCTTATGAATTTGAAAGTGGCATAGAAATTACAACCGACCCGAATATCGTCTCACAAGATGAACATTACTTTATTTTCGCCGCACAATTTAGTGCGGCTTTATTTATTCCAGCAAAGGAGTGATTTAGATGGCTGATGATTTCGTTTTGAACTATAGGAATTTATACGAAATCAACACTACGCCCGATCAGCCGGACGAAACGGCGACATGGGCAGTGATTGCCGCCGGTATTTCGACGGTAGACCCCTCTTTCGATGATGAAACCGACGATACCACGTACTATGACGGCGAAGGATTCAGCAGTCTGGATGTCACCGGAATTGCGGCATCATTGCAGTTTTCCGGGCATCGCAAATATGGCGATCCTGCTCAAGACTATATCGCTGGACTTGCTTTTGAAGTCGGTGAAAAGCGAAAAACAAAGCTTCGTTGGACTCAACCAGACGGAAAGCAAATTACCGGCAACGTGACCATTTCCGGCATCAAAATCACCGGAGGAGATGCCAACGCCAAAAGTGATTTTGAATTTACGGTCACATTTAATGGTAAACCAGAAGTAACTGATGCAGGTAGCGGTGGTACCGGTGCATAATAGATGTTCACATTGACTGATCAACTTGAGGATGAAATCGAGATTGAGGGGAAAATCTATCCCCTCGATCTTGCTTTTGATACCGTATTGCGTTTTTTTGATCTGATGGACGATGAAACATTTTTCGACCATGAAAAAATCAATATCGCTTTCAAAATGTTCGTCGATACGGACGATGAATTTGATTTTAATACCAAATATCGAGCCGTCAAAACCATCGTTGAAACGTTTATCATTCGTGATGAGTCGAATGATTCGGATGATGGTGGAACAAGCAAGCAACTATATGATTTAAAACAAGATGCGGAATATATATACGCTTCATTTTTGCAGGAATATGGGATTGATCTTATAGATCAACAAGGAAAATTAAGATGGGAAAAATTTCTCGCTCTATTGAGCGGGTTAAGGGATAATACAAGATTCAAAGAGATTGTCGGGATTCGTGCGGCCGAATTGCCGCGCGGCAAAGGTATGGAAGAAGAACGAAAACGATTGAGGAAACTCAAACGGATCTACGCGCTTAAAAAAGACCAAAAAACAAAAGAAGCTGAATTGGATGCGATGTTCAATATGCTGGCAGGAGGTAGATGATTTTGGCCATTAAAATCGAGAAAAAGCAAACGGAAATCCCAATTGAAATCGGTGATTTGAAGTTTGCATTTGATGTAACCGATGAATCGATAAAAAACTTTAGGGAAAACGCCATCAAGATACAAATGGAATTGGAAGGATTGGAGAATAAGGAAGATGAAAACCTTGAATTGTCGAAGGATATCCTTCGAAAGGGCTTTGATCTAATGTTAGGCGAAGGCGCCTTTGAAAAGATCTATCAGATGACGCCGAGCATACCGTATCTTTTAAACTATTTTATCCAGTTGGTTGATGGATTGACTGAGGAGATAAACGACATTGGAGCAATCCAAGAACGTGCGAACAAATATCTACGCAAGAAAAAGTGAACCTGAATAGGTTCTTTTTTTATGCCGAAAGGCAGGTGAAATGAATGGCTGATGGAAAAGTCGTCATCGATGTAACACTTGATGATGGACGAGTCGTCAAGGGTGTTGCTAATCTCAACAATCAGCTTTTAGGCGTTGGAAAAGCTGGGCAAACAGCGGCGCTTGGGCTTAAAAACCTTCTATCTGCAATTGGAATCACTGCGGTGGTTGCAAAAGGCATCGATATGGTGAAAAGCTCGCTTGATGGGGCTATATCCCGATATGACACATTGAACAATTTCCCGCGAGTCCTCCAATTGATGGGTTTCGATGCCAAAGAGTCGAAAAAATCCATCGATACGCTATCGAAGGGCATTCAAGGCCTTCCAACTACTTTGGATAGCGTCGCAAAGACAACGCAAAGATTAGCACTCATGACTGGAGACCTCAAGGGCGCAACTAAAACCACTCTTGCGCTGAACGATGCCTTTCTTGCGTCCGGGGCAAGTGCGGCAGATGCCGAACGTGGACTGGAACAGTATGTTCAGATGCTATCGACTGGAACCGTTGATTTAGAATCGTGGCGGACACTCCAAGAAACCATGCCAATCGCCTTGAACAAAACGGCTGAGGCGTTTGGATTTACAGGAAAGTCTGCTCAAAATGATTTATATAAAGCCCTACAATCAGGCCAAATTACAATTGATCAGTTTAATAGCAAATTGATTGAATTGGATGGAGGGCTCGGTGGATTTGCCGATTTGGCCCATAAGAGCAGCGGCGGCATTCAAACAGCCTGGACGAACATGAAAACGGCCGTTGTTCGGGGTGTGACGGACATCATTGATGCAATCAATAACGTCTTAAAAAATACGCCATTAAAAAGCATCGAAAATGTAATTAACAACATCGGCAATGCATTTAATAAATTTCTTAGCGGAGTCGCCCAGGGAATAACTAATTCTTCTGGATTGATTGAGGGGATCGTGGGAATGTTCCAGGGGAATTTCTCGCAGATCGGACAGGTTATTGCTAATGCTCTTCCTTCAATCATAACAGCGATAACTGGGTTTACTCCTAAAATCATCGCGGTGTTTGTTGAGATATTCCCTCAGATTGTCCAAAGCTTTATGAATCATTATCCGCAAATGGTGGCGGCATTTATCCAGATTCTTAATGCGTTGGTAAGTACCATCACGCAAAATCTGCCGTTATTTATCAATGCAGCGATGCAAATTTTAATGGCATTGGCCAATGGTTTGCTTCAAGCCATGCCACAGATCATCAATGCGACTATTACGATCATTAAGGCTTTCATGGACATGATTATTCAGAATCTGCCGTTGATCATAAATATGGGGATCACTTTATTGAGTGCCTTAATAGATGGTATTACAAAAGAATTGCCATTTTTAATAAATATGGCTTTAAATCTGATTGACCATCTATTAACCACATTGCTGAATAATTTACCTAAAATCATCAATGCCGGAATGAGGCTTTTAAATGCTCTAATTGATGGCATATCGGATCATATGCCACTTTTAATTGAAATGGCCATTTACCTCATATTGAAGCTCTTTGATACGCTCATCAATCATTTGCCGCAGATCATTGAGGCAGGCATTAGAATTATTGTCGCTTTAGCAGGTGGATTAGTTAAAGCCATTCCGAAGATAATTGCAGCCATTCCTAAGATTGTAAAGGCTATTTTCAAAGCCTTTGGCGACATTGATTGGGGAAAAATCGGAAAGAACATTATTAAAGGTATTGGAAAGGGATTGTCAAGCCTAGCCGGATGGCTTTGGCAAAAAGCAAAAGATGTGGTAGATGGCATAAAAGACGGGATGCTTAAATTGCTCGGCATTCATTCGCCATCACGCTGGATGCGCGACATGATCGGGAAAAACATGGTGCTTGGATGGGTTCAAGGTATAGATACAGAAAAATCTTCTATCATGAAAAAATCCCAACAAATGACCGATTGGATGAAACCGGATATTCCCGTTGTGAGCGGGTTTATGAATCGTTTGAAAGCTGTCGGAACACCAGTTAAAGGATTAGTGCCCAATGTCGCAATAGCAGGAGATAACCCGATAGTAAATAGCCGGAGGACTTATGGGCAGACACTAAAGGCTCCGGAATATGCTATCGTCAACATCGACGGGCGGCAAGTGATGAAAGCAACGATGGACTATTATATCGACGAGCAAAAACGACGCGATGCTATTCGCGATCGTTTCCGGGGGTGATGAATTGATCACGTATAATGGCGTAGATCTCTCCAGTTATTTGAGAGTAACAGACATCCGCGGACGCGGAATAAATGAAATTGAGTTCAACGAATTAACTGTTCCTGGCCGTGATGGTTCATATTTTGTATCAAAGCGAAAACCAAAACGAATCATCGAGAATGACTATAAAATTTCAGCCTTAACTCAAACCGAACTCCGTCAAAAAATCGACGAACTGAACGCGATTCTTGATGTCGATGGCCCCGTGCCCATCGAATATGCCGATGAGCCAGGGAAAACATACTACGGTATGGCATATTCGGATGGGCAATCGCAACAGATTCTATCATATGAGAAGGGGACGCTCTATTTCGTTTGTTTTGACCCGCATAAATACGGCCCTACCATCACCCAAACCATCATCGACCCAAGTGGCGGCGAGGCAAACCCCGTCGTGCTCAACGATGGCACCGCGGAGACCTACCCAATATTCAAGGCGACCATATTACAACCGACGACATTTTTACAGATTATCAGCCCGAACGCCTACATGCAGGCCGGACAACCCTATGAGGTTGACCAGACACCGGTGGATGGCGATTTACCCGTTCTCAAAGACGAAATGGGCACGCTGACAGGTTGGGGTGCACCGTCAAACGTGGTCGATGGCGTCATTCAGGGGTCGTTCCAAACCGATGGCGATCGCTTCCTCGTAACGGATTTTGGCCAGACATATAATGGGTGGGCAGGTCCAGCTCTTAAAAAATCACTGCCGGATCCACTCCAAGATTTCAGGGTTCATGCGCTCATCGACATTACATCGAGCGCGAACGGAACGGGGCGTATAGAGATTTATGGTCTCGACACCGCGAATAATATCGTCTTTAGAATGAGTATTGGTGATTTTTCAGCAAAAGCCAAAGACGTGAAAGCGTTCTGGGGATTGGGGGCTAGTGCAACCAATATTTTTACTACTTACGGCAAGAAAACTGGGTCACTCAATGACTATTATGGCTCATTGATTATCGAGCGCAAAGGAAACCGTTGGAAACTGACAACGGCGAAACGGTCCAGTCAAGTCGGTGTTTACCAAGATTTTGTCGAGAAAACTTTCATAGACACAAAAAATCAATATACGGCACCACTAGCACAGATTCAAGTTCATATCGGGGCGCATTTGAAGTACACACCGATTCCAACGATGAGCATCAATCATGTATATGTCTATGATTTGCGCGACCATTCAGAGGATGAGGTACCGTACATTGCCTATCCCGGGGATGAATTATTATTTGACCATAAAAAATCGTGTATTTATTTAAATGGCGACCCGGTCAATTTTTATAAAGATTTTGGAGCATCGTTCTTTCCGTTAGCGCCGGGTTATACAGAGTTAGCTGTCAACCCGGCAGATGCGGCTCTAGTGACTGTAGAATACCAACCGCGATGGAAATAGAGGAGTGATGACATGACAACTGGGAGACTTCTGAGAGAATCAAATCCCGTTCCGGGTGAAAAACCAGGATTCGTGCCACAACACGGGGATGGGAATGGGGGGTATGTTGAAACAAGCCCAAGTAATCCGTTACCGACAAACGATGCGGTGCTTCAGTCGAAGATTGATGAACTGCAAACAAAAATTGATACGATTCAAGCTGACATCGCAGTCTTAAAAAATCTCTTGAACTCATATTTAGGAGGTTGATACGATGGCAGATATTACACATATGGCCGCACGAAGTGGGAAGGTCATTCGAAGCGACAATACTATCGTCAATGAAGCAGACGGAATTAACGACGATGGAAGCCTTAATGTTAAACTAACGGGGAGTATACTTGCAGACAGCCAAGCAATTCCTACGCGAAATAAACCGATTGAAACTAAAAGTATGTCAAACTTTACTGTACTAGCAGGGTCA